ACCACATTGTCAAAGGCATGGCGCCAAAGGGTTATGTTCAGAACTCAGCTGAACTCCAGCACGTTCTGCGCCAATATGCAGACACCATCCGACCGTGGGCCAGGAGTGTTGCCGAGCGCATGGTCAAACGAATCCTCAAGCAGGACGAGACAGCCTGGATTCAGCTCGGCCGTTCTATGGGGCGGGAACTTCGCAAGGAGCTCAACGCTGCCCCCACTGGGGACTTATTGCGAGTCTTCCTCCATGAACAAGTCCGATTGATAACAAGCCTGCCCTTGGAGGCTGCGGAACGTGTCCACAAGTTGACCATGGAAGGCATGGTCGGGGGGCGCCGCGCTGAGGATATTGCGCGTGACATTCTACAGACCGGCAATGTAACCCATTCCAGAGCCAAGTTGATTGCCCGCACGGAGGTGGCCAGAACAGCTGCAGGCCTTACCATGGCCCGAGCCCAGCATGTCGGGTGCACTCACTATATCTGGCGCACCTCGGGAGACGTGGACGTCCGTGAGAGCCACAAGAAGATGGATGGCGCTATCATCCCGTGGGACACCATGCCTATCTTGACCGATGGCACCAAGACCCACGCGGGAATGATTTACAATTGCCGCTGCTGGGCGCAACCTATATTACCGGACTTAAATGAACATGGAGATTAGCCACCTGTACTGTATAGTATTTCCAAACGGAAAGCGTTATTTCGGTGTGACCAAAAATCCAAAGAGACGTTGGACAGCCCACAAGAATGCGGCTAAACGCGGTGAGACAAAGCAGCTAGTTCATAAAGCCCTTCGAAAGTATCCTGACGCTGTCTTTAATATACTCGTCATTGGCCCTGAGCCCTATATTTTCGAGCTTGAAAGAAAAGCCATAGCTGCGTACCAGACCCGGGACACAAGCCTCGGCTACAACCAAGCTCCCGGTGGAGAAACAAGCCCTGTCGCTGGCATTGGCCATAGTTTAGAAAGCCGACGTAAAATGAGCCTTTCCCAGAAAGAACGTAAAATCCTCCCGGGAGAAAGAGACGCTTTCATCCACTCCGCGAAAGGCCGCATAACCAGCCCCGACCATCGGCAACGCCTCAAAGAGGCCGCTCTTGCCCGCTGGTCTCGAGTAGAGGCTGACTCGAGGTTGTGGCCGGATACCCGCGAGCGTCTTGATGTAGTTCGGAAGATGCTGGGCGACAACCGTTCAAGAAAAGATATAGCTGCTACGTTGAACTTATCTAAGACACGCACAGCTAAGCTAGTCCACATGGTTAGAGGATCATAATAAGCCGCGGCCTGACTACTTGTTCCCGTAAGCGCCCCCGAATTACAATGCGGGTTACCTGTGGTCAATAGTTCAAAGGGTCGCTCATGCTGTATACCTCCTACCTCGCAAACAAACTCGCTGACTGGCTCCTGCGCGGTCAGGCTTTCACTCCGCCCACTTCGGGCCTGTCTGTCGGCCTGCTGACCAGCACCAAAGGCCCACGAGGTAACAGCACCGTCTACGCGTTGAACGATACCATCAGTCTGACCGCAAACGACGGTAAAACCCACCTCTACAAATGCACGACCGCCGGCACTAGTGCGGCAGCTCAGTCTACTTTATATCCCGGTGTATTCGCTGAAGCGATTACTGATGGCACTGCAGTCTTCACCGAACAAACCAACGCCTTGCGAGCTGCCGCAACCGAAGCCGCTTACACCAACTACGCTCGGTCCAATACTGCAGCTTCCCTGACCAACTGGTCTGGTACACAGGGCGCCACCACCACCGCGGCTTCTTCCGGCACCGGTGTCCCGACTGTAAGCAACAACGTGGTCCTGACTTTCGGCACCACCGCCGGTTCTGGTCCAACGTACGTTTGGGCCGCGGGCTTCTACGATGCAGCCACTGCAGGTAACTTGCTTTCTGTCGAACCGTTGACCGTGGTGAAGACCATCAACAACGGTGACCCAGCTCCGACCTTCGCCATCTCTGCGATGGCAACTTCGATCGATAACTAAGCATGGCAAACGCCACCGGAACAGTCACTATCGACTTCGGCGCCTTCCCCGGCGCTCAGGAGACGAGCGTAGCTGTTACCGGTCAAACGAGCATTAGCGCTACGTCGAAATGTGAAGCGTGGATTATGGGTGATGACTCGTCAAGCAACCATACCGCTGCAGACCACAAGTATGCTCCGTTGTTTTGCGCGTTCACCTGCGGCACTCCGGTAGCGGGAACAGGTTTCACAATTTATGGCCGAGCCGTCGACAAGATGACCGGTCAGTTTGCCCTTCGTTGGGTATGGAGCGACTAAATGGCAATGGATGTAGATATCGTTGGTGGAACGTCAGGTAATAAGGCTGAAGTAGCTGGTACGAATCAGCTGAAAGTTATTCAAGAGACGGACGCAACAAACCATGCAGCCAATATCGGCGGTACGCGTTTTTATTCAGAGAATGACCAAGGCCTTGCTGCTCCTAACGGCACAGTAACTCCTTATCTGTTGTCTCCTGAAACAGATGACGACTATCGTTTGCGTGTGGGTATGGACGCTCTTCTTGACGAAGAACAACTCAGTTCCAGTACCCAGAACTTTACCAAGCACCGCAATGACCTGACCACGTTTGTACCTACATTTACTACTAATGGGTACACCACACAGGCTACTACTCCAGTCACTACGGCTGCTGCAGCATCGGTGCTTCGCACGTACAAGACGTTCAGTTACCAAGGCACAGAAACCTTGGCGATTGATATGGAGTTATCCTTTACTTACGCTTCTGGTGCTGCCTTAGCATCTCCTCAAGTAATTGAGTTTGGTTTTGGGTTGCTGGCTACTTCGACGCCCTTTGATGTGTTTGATGGTCTGTACTTGCGTCTTACTGCCTCTGGCATGTATATGGTTGCACGTAACAATAGCGCTACTGACTCCTACATATCGGGCCTATTCCTAGCTCCTGACGGTACAGGTACTACTATATGGCAACCAGTAAGTGGACGTAAATATCAGTTCATTATCTACTTGGAAGATCGTACGTTTGAGGCTTGGATCAACGATCCAGTTTCAGGTTTGGTATGGCAAGCAGGAGATGGTAATGTTCCTGCGGGATTGGGTACACCAACTGCAAGTCCAAGTTTGAACGGCTTTTTGCGGCATTATCAAGCAACGGCTCCAGCGGTAGGTGCCTATGCTACCCTTTCTCACTACAGCGTTCGACGTGGTGGTGGTCAGGCAGTTGCTTCTAGCTTGTCAGACATTGCTTCTCGTACGATTGACTCTATTCTGTCTCCGGGTACTCTCACTACCACGCTAACAAACACAGTCACAACTGGCTCAGTAGTACGTCCTGCTGCTGCTGCCTTGTCTAACACTGCGGCTCCTACGGGTGGTACTGGTTTGACTGGTATCGTGCTGGAGACTGCAACCCTTGCTGTTGGTACAGACGGTATTATTGCTGCTTACCAGAATCCAGCACTCCCCACTACAACAGGCACGACGTATGCTCAGGCTCGGCGGCTCCGGATTGATGGGGTGCGGATTGGAAGCTCCGTTCAGACTGCTTTCACGGCAGGTGGTTTTGCAAAGCACTTCTACCTGGCTTATGGATCAACTTCAGTATCCTTGGCTGGCGTGGCTTCAGATACCGCCACTACCAAAGCATATCGACGCATCATGCTTGATTTGGTGCAAGCGTATACGGCAACCCAAGCAGCGGGCACGCTCCCGGCGATTGAGGGTTCAACCTACATGGCACTGAAGAATCCGATATACGTCAACCCGGGTGAGTATG